GGGACTTGTCCAACGTGTGGAGAAGGATTAAACAGCGAAGTATTCCCGCATTGGTGCGGATTCTGTGGACAGGCGGTGACGTGGGAATGAAAGCATGGTATGTGACAGACCGGGTAGGATATTCCGACTATGCAGTCATAGTTTTCGCAGAAACCCGGGGAAAGGCAATCTCAAGCGCACTGGGGACGGAGGAGTTTCCGTATTATGACTGGGACTTCACGGAACTGTCTGCAAAACGCGAGCCTGCGCTTGACGGTGCATACCGCGGTGCGTGGCGTATGGAGTGGGATAACGATGCAGACCGCCTGGCCATTGTCAAAGCCGGTTATTACTGCAACAAAGATGCGTTTGATCCGGACGAATGCGAATCGTGCATCGGGAAAGACTACTGTTCACGGTACGATGAATACCTGGAAGAAAAAGAAAATTACACAATTGCCGGGGTTCCGTTGTTTGATTCTGATTAGAAGAGGTGAAACAGGAATGAGTGATATTAGACAAGAAGATATTGCTGATATTCTCAACAAGATTAATGAAGCACTGGAAGCAACAGGTTATGTAGCCATAGGCTATGATAATACTGACGAGTTTCTCTGTATTCTGGTGGATAAGGAATGAATTGGAGGCGAAGTTGGAATGACAAGAGATGAAATCATCGAAGGCCTTGAAAACGAAATTCGCAGGATTCACAGAGAACCGAAAGGAAAGATGCTCGGAATATTCATGACGGTAGATGAAGCGGAAGATATCGTTGCCCTGCTGAAAGAGCAGGAAGAACGTGAAGGGGTGAAACCTCTACTTGCTGTCTCCGGATTTGTTTGCGGGCACTGCGGACATTTAATAGCGAAGCACAACGAGAAACTGCCAGAGAAATGCGATGCCTGCGGAACATATGTCGGCAGTTTGATATGAAGGCGGTGATGCAGGAATGATCCAAATAAACATCAAAATGCCGAACCGCTGTTACGATTGCCCGTTTTCCGATGATAGCGGAGATTATCCGTATTGTTGGGCGCTTCATCAAGCCAGGGGATACAATTTCGACAGAAAAACGAAACGCTTCCCCAATTGCCCACTGAGAGAAGCCAACGGCAGCGAACACGATGGTGAAATGGCAAGACAAAAAGATATGTGCAGGGTGCTATTCAATCGTTGCCGAGCTGTTATGAGTTGTGGCGGGGCAATGTGCGTCTTTTGCGGAATACGTAAGGAATGTGAAGAAGCACATTCACTAACAAACCAGGCGCAAAAGCAACTGCGGGAGGAGAAAGACTGATGTACGAGTGCTTTCATTGCAGATGCCGCTCCGTCATCTGGGATTGCGACTACGGTGCAGACGATGTGGGTTATAGCGATCCTGGAATTGTACAGATGCTGCACTGCGAGAACTGCGGGGCGATTATTGAATATTTCGTCCCGTTAAACGACACCGATGCCATACAGAAAGGCGGGACAGACGTATGACCAGAGAAGAAATTAAAGAAGCCATTCGTTGCTGCGCGGCCCACCGTGATGTTGATGACTGCGCCGGTTGTCCATATCGATCCGGAGAGTACGTCCGCAACGGATGTGAAAACACGCTTTTGTCTGACGCTTTGACGCTGGTGAAAGAGCTGGAAACATCGCTCGCGAATATGCAGCGCACGGTTTATGAGCTGACATCGCGGCAATAGTGACGGACTGTATGGAAACGGAGTGGATTATATGAACGCCAAAGACATTGCCGGGCTCTTCTGCGACGACATCACGTTTTGCCATTGGAAATGCGACACGCGGACCTGCCCACGGAACAGGTGCAACATCCGGGATAATTCCGTTCCGCACTCATTTTTCGCAGAAGCTATACCGCCAAACGATTGCCCAAAGAGGCGGGAGTCAACGGGGGAGAATGAAATTCTCCCCGGGCAGATGAGTATAGACGATTATATCGGAAGGTAAATTGGCACAGTTTTGGCACACTTTTGTCACCTTGACAGGGGTTTTTATGTATGATAGTATATACTCAAGGAACGTTGTAAGAGAGTACCGAAACCGTCCTGCAGACCGCAGGGCGGTTTTCTTTTGCAGCCGAGGAGGAAAACATGAATAAGCAGGAGATTGTCTACCTGCCGGTCAGCAAGCTGAAGCCGTACAAGAACAATCCGCGGAAGATCTCGGCCCAGGCCATCGACGCGGTATGCCAGGCGATCACAGACGTAGGGTTCCGTAGGCCTCTGGATGTGCGCCCGGACATGACGCTGATCAACGGGCACACCCGCCTTAAAGCCGCAAAGAAGCTCGGCTTGAAAGAGGTTCCGTGCATCATCTGCTCGGACCTGGACGAAGAGAGAATCCGAAAATGGCGGCTGGAGGACAACAAGACCGGCGAATACTCATCCTGGGATGCAGACAAGCTGAAGGCAGAGATCGCGGATCTCGACTTTGGCAATGCAGACTTCTTTCCGTTCGACTTTGAGTCGGACACGGAGAAGAAAAAGCGCTGGGAGGAATCAAAGGCCCTGTGCGACCTGAAAGACCGGACAGCGCTCCACAAGGCCGGGGACATGTATTATCAATCTCTGATGAAAGTGGGTAAGACCGGCCAACCATTGGCAGAGATCAAGAACAAGGGAAACACCTGGATGTTTGCGGACATGGCACTGGAATTCATCCGAGCCACGCTCGGTGAAAACCTGAGCGCTGCAGACTGGTGCATCGTAACCACCCCCAGGCGGCGGCACGCGAATGGATTCCATTTCGCAACATCCATCTGTCAGATTATGGCAGACTCGCTGCAGATTCCATTCTACAAAGATGCGGTCACATGCATCAACCACAACAGGATTAATCCGATATTCGAGCTGAAGATTAATCCTGGACAGAAGAACGTGATCCTCTATGATGACATTCTGACGACCGGCAGCACGCTTAAGGCTACCAGGGACCTGCTGATAGAAGCCGGGTACACGGTAGTCAACCTGATCTCGATCGACAATCACTGAAGGAGGATATGACAATGGCAACAAAAAAGAACAGTCCTCCTGAAGAGGCGGGAAAGCCGGTAAAGAGGACAGTCAAAAAACCGGCAGCAAAGAAATCAACGGTTCCGGCGGAAAAGGCAGCCGAAAAGAAGGAGCCAGTCAAGAAAACTGTCAAGAAGACAGAAGCACCTCCGGCCGCGAAGAATGATAATCCGCAAGCGGATCAGAAGAAACCGCGTCCAAGGTCACCGAGGAATGGGGTTGAGCTGCCCATTGGGAAACCCTTCCAACCCGGGGAAGAACAGCGGGAAAGGTCCAGGATAGCAGGAAAGCGATCTGCAGAGGTCAGAGCAGCCCGCAAGACGCTCCGGGAGGAGCTGCTGGCGCTGCTCCAGGTCACGTCCAAGGACTCAGAGGGAAATGAGCACACCCAGCAGGAGCATATCTCGGCGGCGTTGATCAGAGAAGCCCGTGGCGGAAACGTCCGGGCTTTTGAAACGATCCGGGACACGATAGGCGAGAAGGCGCCGGAGCGGATCGAGGCACAGGTGGCCACTCCGAAGTTCGAAAGCCTGGATGCCGCTTTTTCAAAGATGACCGGTGATGCAGAGTGACAGCACAAGAAAAAGCCACCTGGTTTATTCAGCACCCCGTTGCTCTTTGCCGCGAGCTCGGATACCGTCAGATGAATGCCATGCACGGCGAATGGATCCGGAAAATGGTCTGCGGAACAGAGGACATGACGCTGCAGGCACATCGTGGCTCGTACAAGACAACCTGTCTCGGAGTATCCATCGCGCTGATGATGGTTTACTACCGGGACAAAAACATTATCTTTCTCCGGAAGACGGATACGGACGTGATCGAGGTCATCAAGAACGTTGACCGGATCCTGAATGAGCCGATCTTCCGGGATATCTGCTATGCGTTGACGGGGAAGGCGCTTGAGGTTGTACGGTCGACGGCCAGTGAGATCGTCACTAATTATTACTGCGCACCAAGAGGAGCTCCGCAGCTCCTGGGCATTGGTATTTCAGGATCATTGACTGGTAAGCACGCCGATATCGTGATCACGGACGACATTATCAATCTGAAGGACCGCGTCTCCCAGGCCGAGCGGGAGCATACCAAGGCCGTATATCAGGAACTCCAGAACGTCCGCAACCCTGGCGGCCGGATCATCAACACCGGAACGCCCTGGCACAAGGACGACGCATTCGCCCTGATGCCGCCTGCGGAGGTTTGGGATTATAAGCGGACCGGCATGCTGAGCGAAGCAAAGATTGCCGAGCTGAAGAAAAGCATGACGCCGTCGCTGTTCGCGGCCAACTACGAACTGCGACACATCGCAGAGGCTGGTGCTCTGTTCACCAAAGCGCCGGAGTTTTTTGATAATGACGAGATGCTGCTCGACGGATTGAGCCACATCGACGCAGCCTACGGCGGCGAGGACAGCACGGCCTTCACCTGTGCAAAGCGAAAAGGCGACACGATCTACATGTACGGGAAACTGTGGCACGGTCACGTCGACACTGTGATGGATGAGATCATTTCGGATGCCAACCGCTTCCGTTGCTTCCCGATCTACTGCGAGCGGAACGCAGATAAAGGCTACCTGAAGAAGGAGCTCTTCCGGAAAGGCGTGTTCTCCACCGGTTACGATGAAAAAGAGAACAAGTACGTCAAAATTGCTACGTTCCTCCGGAAATGGTGGGACCACATCCTCTGGCATCCGGACACAGATCCGGAATACCTGGAACAAATCATGGACTACACGATCCAGGCTGCGCACGATGACGCACCGGACAGCGCTGCATGCGCGGTCCGGATCCTGGACAAAGGACTATTCGGTTAAAGGAGAGTGAGCCGCGATGGCGAAAAAGCGCAGGCCCGCGCCGCAGGCTGCCAGAAGGACAGCTGCGACGCAGAATGATAAAAAGGCAGAGTCTCGCCGGGCGATCGACGGCTTTATAAATACGCTCGCATACCTGGGAGAAGCTTCCGACCTGAACAAAGCCAACGACTATGAACGGCATTCGATAACAAACGATTACGAGCTGCTGACGGTCCTGTATCGGGAAAACTGGCTGGCGAAACGGATAATCGATACGCCATGCGAAGATATGACCAGGGCGTGGTATACGATTTCTTCAGAGCTCGAGCAGGACAAGCTGGACGAACTGGCAAAGCTGGAAGCGAAGCACAACATTAAGCAGGAGATCACCAACATGCTGCGCTGGGCTCGCCTCTACGGCGGCGCTGCAGCGGTTATGGTGATCAAGGGCCAGGAGGACATGCTGGATCAACCGCTGGACTTCGATATGCTGGGGCCTGGTTGTTTCCGGGGTCTGATCGTTGTTGACCGGGTCCGCGGCCTGTATCCATCCCTGGAGCTTGAAGACGATATGGATGATCCGGAATTCGGGTATCCGAGGTACTACAACGTAATCCTGGACGATACATCCGGAGAGACGCTGCAGATCCACCACAGTCGGCTGCTGATGGCCCGGGGCCGGATGCTGCCGATCCAGGAAGAGATCAACGAAGAGTACTGGGGAGCCAGCGAGATCGAACACGTATACGAAGAGCTCCAGAAGCGCAATGCAACCAGCGCCAATATCGCACAGCTGGTCTTCCAGGCGAATGTGTCGGCCATGCGAATCGGGAACTTTGGCGAAGCGCTTGCGATGGGCACCGAAGAGCAGAAACGCAAAGTCATTGAGTCCATCTACAACGTGAACCGGATCAAAAACAGCTTTGGCCTGCTGCTGATGGGCAACGAGGACAGCTACGAGCAGCATCCGTACTCGTTCGCGGGCATCGCAGAAGTGTACGAGTCGTTCATGATGGATATGGCCGGTGCCGCAGAGATACCTGCGACCAAGCTGTTCGGTCGGTCTCCGCAGGGTATGAACGCCACCGGCGAGTCCGACATGAAAAACTACTACGAGATGCTGGCCCAGCTGCAGGAACGGAATCTTCGCCCTGCAATGGAAAAACTGCTGCCGGTGATGGCCATGAGCCTCTGGGGCATGATCCCGGAGGACATGGAGATCGTTTTCGAGCCTCTGATGACCACGACACCGGATCAGCGGGCAGACATCATGTCCAAGCAGGCCGGGGCGATTATCCAGGCTTTTTCCGCAGGCCTGATCTCCCAGAAGACCGCGCTGCTTGAGCTCCAGGAACAGGGTAAATCCATCGGAGCCTGGACCAATATAACGGACGAGGATATCGAAAACGCAGAAGATCAGGTTGACTCCGGCGAAGAGATGCAGGATCCCATGGGCATGATGGGTCCTGGAGGCCCTGGAGCGGGCGGCTCTCCTGCCGGACCAGGAGCAGCACCTGAAGGTCCGGGGGAACCTCCGGAGGGCCCTGGAACACCTCCCCAGGCGCAGGGAACACCGCCCGAAGGCGAGCAGCCTGAGCATGACTCTTCGGACATTGACCTGGAGAAGGTCCACGAGCTGAAAGAGCGGATTCGTCGGATCAAGGCCAAAGGTGAGGTGGATCCGGAAGAGGATCCACCCACACTGAAAGAACGCGTCCTGAAGGCCGCCCAGAACGGCGATATTTCCACAGCACGAGCCGCTTTGGAAGAATACAAAGCCGCTAAGCAGAAAAATCAGCCACAGCAAGACACCGATCCGAAGCGCAGCAGTTTCATCGGTGATACGCTGCGGCGAGTTTTCCGTTTTTTCCGCGGTGATGAATGGCAAGAGAGCAAGCATCCACGAGGGAAGGGCGGTAAATTCGCTCCCAAAGGTGGCGGCAGCGGCGGATCTTCGAAAAACGAAGAAAATTCGTCTTCCGGAACGGTTGCTAATAGTTCGCAAGCAGGATATAATACTGGCAGGTCGAAGTCTGTTGCTGGTTGGAAGGGCCTGAACGCGACCGTGGAAGTTGGAGGGCCCAAAGCTACGCGCAAATGGATGGAAGGATATTTCAAAGATCATCCGGAAGTTGAAAAGGAATCTGCGAAATATATGGATGTTCGGAGCAAAGTCGACAATTTCCTCAAGGACCATCCAAATGCTGAAAATTACAAAACCTATGACACAAAAGGTAATGTAAAGGAAGTTAAAGACGGTTACTGCGTAACTTTCCATCAGAACAACACTGAGACGGACCCGCTTGGTGCGTATACGGATGAAGACTATGCAAAGATGGTTGCAATTGCTATGCATGAGCTTGGAGCGGACGAAGTGAACATCGGATATTATGGAAATCCTGAAGTAAGCTTTGTCTGCAAAGACGAAAAGGCAGCGAAGGAATTTGCAGTCAAGCATAATCAGGAGTCCGTATACAATGCCTCAACCGGCAGAACCTTGCACAACAAGAAGTGGGATCCAAACCTTAACCCGATCAGACTTTAATAGTAGGGGGAATCGTGATGGTTGACGCGAACGCCGTTAAGGAAGGGCTGCAGGAATGGCTTGAGAATCCGCACTGGGCAGAGTATTACAACGGAGCCCCGTCGGAAAAGTGCAAAGAATTCGTAGCGCTGGAATTCTATTACAGCGACACGGAAGACGAAGAAGTCGCTGAAGCCATGGACGAGATCGAAAACCAGCTCAGCGTAGAAGATCTCCGCTGGCTGATGAAATTCTGCGGAAACAATCCGCGGAAAGGCATACTCGCCAGAAAGATCGCTGAACTCGAAAAATAAGCAACAAACAAGAACAAGCTCGACAGTTCGCTGCCGGGCTTTTCTTATACCATCAAAACAGCCCCAGCCAGATCCGGGTGTTATTCCTCCGGCACCTGCGAGATGGTGCGTCAGCGGGGAGGCTGGGGCCTGGTAAGCCGTAAGCCAGACCGGTTTGCCTGTCCGGTCTTTTTGGTGCGCAGAGGTAGATCAGCTTCGTCAGCAGTCTTCTTCATGAATTGAATCTCCTTCAATACATGCGCTCAAATGGGCATAAATTCCTTTGCTCAGCCATTTCTCAAAGGAAGTGATCACATGCCGATTGTCAGCAAAAGCGAGGAAAGACGCTTCTGGAAAGACCTCTGCAAGGTCTTCAACGGCCTGATTGACAGCATAAAGGCGAACGGCACGTCGGTTCTGACGGAAGGAAGCCGGGAATACAGAAGGTTCATGCAGTCAGATCCGGTAAGCCGGTTCCTGGACAGGATCATTGGAAGGATGGTCCGGGAGCAGCGGCGGGTAAGCGCGTCATCCTGGAAGGAAGCGGCAGCAAAATCCACAAACGGACGGCAGCTGTACGAGCTTGTTTCCGGCGAAATGAAAGGACCGGTAGGGGCTCGTGTCCGACAGCTGATTGCGGAAAACGCCGCTTTTATCAAAACGCTGCCTGAAGAGTGGGCGAAGTACGTCACCCAGTACGCAGCCAGGGAGGCACTCAGAGGGAAACGCCCCGATGCAGTAGAGGCCGAGCTGCGGAAGATTATCCCGGAGCACATCGCCGGGAACCTGAAGTGCATTGCCAGGACGGAATGCGCAAAGGCCAATGCGGCCATCGTACAGGCAAGGGCCGAAGTTTGCGGGATCCACGCGTATATCTGGCGCAGCGTAAAAGATGAACGGTCCAGAGACGCACATGCTGGCATGGACGGCGTACTGGTCTTCTATAACGACCCGCCGAACCCAGAGGCGCTTCTCGGGGGAGCAAAGCCGTACGGGAGTTATCACGCAGGCGACACATTCAACTGCAGGTGCTATCAGGAGCCGGTCGTGGACATGTCGTTCCTGCCGGACATTATCGTGGTCCATGACCATGGAAGCCTCCGGAGAATGACCCGGAAGCAGATCGAGAAAGAATTCGGGGAAATAGCGTAAGGGGGGGGTGGCCGGATGGGCGCTGGGAAAATAGTTCGCGAGATCATGAAGCTCCTGGGAAAAGACGAAGCTCTCCGGCAGACGAATCGCCTCCTGAACCTGGATGGCGGTCCCGGATCAGGAAACTTTGGACACAAAGGAAGGCCCGGGAAGGTCGGCGGAAGCGGAGAAGGCGGCGGATCTGCCTTCCGGACAACGACTTCCGGAGGCACCTACGTCGGCGTGCAGAAGGCGGCTGCATTCAACGGCATCAAGAAGGTAGCGCAGAAGTCCAAGGACGCTCACGAGTTTATTGACAGCCTGGATAAAAGACAGCGAGACATGGTCGCCGCCCAGTACCGGCAGTCCGGTTCAAAGGAAGGGATCATGAATTACTCCGAGCGCCTGCGGAAACTCATGTGCTCCCAGAAACCGCAGAAGTCGGTTCCATACAAGATGGTCGAAGGCAAAGACATCTCAGAAACAGCAGAATGGGACGGGAATGCCTACACGGAGCCGAAATTCGGACAAGTCATTGACACCGAGATCGAGCACGCGATTGTACAACAGGGATTCAATGGACCGCCAAAGGTTGTTTCTCAGAAAGAGCTCCAGGAAATCATCGAACAGCATCCGGAAATGCCGGTTCTGTTTCGGTCTTATGCCGCCCTGGGAGATGAAGCAATCCAGGCATACGACGACATGCTCGAAAACGGTGAATGGTATGTAGACTGCGCGAACGGTGGCGCGCAATACGGCCAGGGAATGTACTGCGCTGGCGTATATGGAAGCTCTGATTACGGCGGGGCACTTGAGGAAATGCGGCATTACAGGAATGTCTCAATGAAAAACGCGAAAGCCAGATGGTGCCCGCAGCTTGCAGACGACGAGGACCGAGTGCAGGTAGACGGAAAGTCGGTAATATACCGCCAGGCAGACATGAAGAAAACAGAGGAGGCAAGACCTCCGGAGGCCGTGGAAGTTGTTGCGATGATGAAAACAACGTGGACGGTTGAACCGGCGAAGGGATACTTTATGCCAGTTGATCCGGAAGACCCGGACAGCCCCATGGAATTTTCATACTACGACGATGAAGAGGGCCACAAGACCATTCCGGCAGATAAGGTTCCATACTGGGGGCCGATCAGTCGGGAAGAAACGCCTCCTGCAGCATCTGCGTCTACGCGCATGATGACACTGGACCCAAGTTCGAAGATCATTTCCTACAAAGACCTGCTTGAAATCAGACGGAAGTCGGAAAACATCATCAGAGAAAACAGGAAAAGAAGATCCGAAGAGGAGGACCAGTTCTTTGGCGAAGAGCTTACCGACGATGCGACATGCGAGCGGATTATGTACAGAGTAATGATGGGCATGGGAACCGGAGACCTAAGCCCTGAAGCAATAGAGAAAGTCGTCAAGTGGAAAAACAGCCACAAAGAACGCCTTGCGGAAATCACGGAGTTTGTCAATCAGCAAAACAAGAAAACCGAGAAGGCCCGCGAGGAAGCAAAGAAATACGAAAGGTTCTCCAACATGGATCCCGGCGTGCTTGCGACATATCTCGGATATGACGCAATCAATGCAGAAGGACACGGTGAGACGAACAGCTATACAGTCGTCCTGAATCGGACAAAGCTGATTCTCAGCCAGTCCAGGGTCGATATGGCATCATAAGAAAGAAGGTGGACAGATGAAATTCAGCAGGAACCCGGAATCCGGACAACTTGAGATCTATTCGGATGAAGGAGTTTACCTGGGCGTTGTGTCCACCATGGGTGACGATATCGGCGTAAATCCTGCGGAAGACGGCGGCCCTGGATCCGGCAATTATGGCCACAAAGGCAGACCTGGCAAAGTTGGAGGATCCGGCCCTGGCGGCGGGAAGCAGTACCGCGGCGGAAGGTCCGACATTGGGTACTTCAGCAGCCGGAAAGACTGGCTGAACGGTCTCCAGGGCGAAAGGCAGCATGAAGCCGTCCGGATGATAGCGAACGCTAAGAGAAACCACGCTGCGCGGCTTTCCGTAAAGCAGAAAATCGAGTCGCTTTATAACCGCGGATACCTCACGCGCGGGGAGGCGGATGAGCGGATTAAGGAAGCGGATCTTGATAAAATCCGGGAGAATATGAGCCCGGAAGAGTATATCCTGACTGAGGGGGACCGTGGAGACAGACAGGACCTGCTGAAAATGATGAAGGAGTCCAGATCCTGGAACGAAACCAAGCAGCGGCTGATAGATGAGAACCTGTCGGACGATGAAAAGAAGATCTACGAAGCCATTGAGAATGCCGATCTTAGCCATGTAGACGTTCCGACCGGAGCAAAGGTCGAGGATATCCGGACGCTGCTGGAGGCAAAGGCAATGGGCACCATAGAATCCGACATTGATGTTCCGGACGATGTCCAGTACATCATCGGAACCAAACAACCCCCGGCACCCATCAAAAAGATCCCGCAGAATTCTGATGAAAACAATGCCTGGATGGAGGGGCAACCTAAGGAAAAGCAGGAATACATGCTTGGCATTGCGAGAGGGCTGGGAATCAATCCGCAAGCCTTCGGCGGCGACATTGCCATGAACTACGCAGAGAACCGCATGATGGGGATGGTCTGGAACGGAAGCGAGGATGCCACCCTGGAATACAGCCGCTACCTTGACGCCAAAGATAAAATGCTTGGTTTGGGTTTCTATAAGCGGTGCGAGGAAGCGGCCGCGACGAGCGAGCCGACACAGATCGGAAACCTCAAAGACAGGCCGTCACTTGTTATGGGGCTGTTCCTCAAGTCGCTGGCCGATGAACAGCTGGAAGACAATCCGACAACGTCCGTCGCGCTGCATGGAGACATCCTCGAGACTGGCTTCCTGCAGGACAAGAGCGTTCCGAAGGACGCAAAAGCGGCTTATCTGCAGCTGAAGTCTATTGCGCTCGGGCAGGAAACACACATGGTCCGTCAAGAAGATATAGCAGATAGCCTGCATAAATATATGAACGAGCGGAAGCAGCGGCGCCAGGAAGAAAAAGAGTACGGTCCAAAGCGTGCCAGGTTCAAGCAGGACAGGGAAACCCGCCAGAAGGCCTATAAGGCAGCCACGAGCGCCACACAGGTCGGGGAAGAGATGCGAAAGAGCGGCATGTTCCGCAACGGCAGCAACGTAAAGCTGTCCCGAACGGACCTGAGATGCGCACAGGAGGCCGCAATGGCCTACGAAAATGTCATGGACCGGTATCCGTTCCTCGTAGGGAAACTTTCTGGCATAGACGAAAATGAGACGGGAAGAACAAGCGTATATGCCTCCTGTGACATGAAGTTAGGGGGCGGGATCCACCTCAACGCTGGAGACAGGTTCTTCGGAAACTTCAACGGGCTGATCTCGACGTATGACGACGATGTTAAAAGCGGGTATCATCCGGCTGGAACAAACGGCACGTCCGTTGTCATCCACGAACTCGGACATTCATTGGACGGTTACCTCTCTCAGTTGGGCGTGAATGGAGCGAAACTATTCAGCACAGACGCGAGGGCCTTCTCTGGCATTTTAAGACGAAGCGTGTTAAAATCGTTGAAGATGACAAAAGCTTCCGTCGTCAAAGAGCTCAGCCGTTACGCAGAGAAAGATGCCCACGAGTGGTTTGCTGAGTGCTTTGCTGAAGGAATGACGTCGGAAAACCCGCGGCCCATGGCGAAAGAGTGCATGAGGCAGCTGGATGAAATTCTTCGGAAGGAGGGACTGATCAATGCCTGATTACTACAAGCAGTATTGTGATTGGATTGATTGGTCCGTATACGACGGACTCTCCGTTGAAGAGTCCGACGCGCTGGAAGAAGAACATGTTGAAAAGTATGGACTGAACCACGTTCTCAGGCCAGACGCGCCGAAAGAGGCCGTGGAGGCCTGGAAACTGGACGCGATTCAGACGCGCGAGGCCAGAGAAGCCGGTATAATCATCAACTGACATCAGATCATATGCAAAAGCCCGACACGCTGCAGTGCCGGGCTTTTATCATGCCAAAAAGGAGGACAAAGCCTTGAGCAACAAATACACCAAAGTGCTTCGAAAGCTTGCTCTGGACCGCAGCCTGGACGCAAATACAGCTGCTTACCTGCTGGGCGCGCGTGACGGCGACTGGAATGAAAGCGATCATCCGCGGGGTAAAGGCGGGAAGTTTGCTCCGAAGGGGTCCGGATCTGCATCCGGGGGCGGCAAGAGCGAGAGCGGCACTGTCGTCGGAGGTACCGGCGCCAGCGGGACGATTAAAGCCCCGGCCAAATCCAGTCACCCCAGGAAGGCCGAGAAGGGATCCGGAATCGCAGGCATGGTGCGCGCAACCAGGATCACGAAGGCCGGAGAGGCGTCCATGGGAAGCAAATGCGCGGAGATGGACTCCGGAAGCCGTTTTGCTGCCAAACCCGGAGAGATGCGTGAAGGACCGAAGTTTGCCGAAGGAACTGCCTTCAATAAGCCGAAGACCGGCGCGCCGACCAAGAACCTTCCGAAGGGTACCGGAGCAACGAAGCTCAGCGGCAGCGATTTGTACGACGCAAAGAAGCCGGGCGCCCGGCACACGATCAATCAGTATCTCGATGACGACGGCCACCTGACGCCTGAGCGCGAAGCGCTGCATGCGCAGGCCGTAGATAATCTGTTCGCTGGCAAGCAGCCTGCGGCACCCGGGCAGAAGAAGACTTTTACCATGTTCGGCGGCGGGTCCGCGGCCGGTAAAGGCGGCCTGAGCGATCCGAAGCGCTGCAAGGACTTCCAGAGCAGTTTCTTTACCGGTGGAACGCCCAGCAAGGACACCGTCGCCACGATCGACTCTGACGAGCTGAAGAAGGATCTGCCGGAATACCGGGAAATGATGGAATCCGATCCGGACCACGCCGCGGCCGTCGCGCATGAGGAAAGCTCCGCGATCGCCAAGCGCGGCATGCAGGCTGCAATGGACAACGGCTACAATTACACCCTGGACGGAACCGGAGACGGATCTGTCGATGGTGTCCGGAAGAAAATCCAGCAGGCCCGGGAACGTGGCTACGAGGTCAATGCCTGCTACGTCACCTGCCCCACGGAAATGGCCGTGCAGCGGTCTATTGAGCGCGGGAAAAAGACCGGCAGAAATGTCCCGCTGGATGCCGTTCGGAGCATTCACAGCAAGGTCTCCCACATTTTCCCGAAGGTCGCGAGCGACTTTGATCACGTCGCTTTGTTCGATACCAGCGGCGGGAAACCCGTGCTGATCGCCGAATGCGAACGCGGAAAGAAGATCCGCGTTGTCGATCAGAAGCGCTATGACGCCTTCCTGGCAAAGGACCAGGAAAAGGATGATTGACATCAATCCGCAAAAGGACTATAATGACAGCGGAGGAGGTGGACGAAATGCTGAGCGAACATGACATGAACCTGCTGGTGCAGTGCGCTGCGGACCGGGATGCGGAATCCGCAAAGAATTTCGGCCCAGAAGGGGTCAAATTCTACGAAGATCTGGTCAAACAGATGGAGGAAGATAAGAAAAACGGCGTCAAATGCACCTATTCGATTCCTCCGAGCTACGATTAACCGAAAACCACGCTGAAAAGCGTCCTGGAAACACCAGGGCGCTTTTCTTGTGCCCATTCTGAACCGAGGTGAAAACAATGCTGTACTACGCAAGCCGGATTTCGGACAACATCAGCAGACGAGAGCCGGAGGGCTACCTGTTCTGCTTGAACGTTCCAATCGCCAGATCCGGCACTCAGGAGTATGCCCGGGATGAGATCGGCCAGGACGGAGATGAGCTTGTAAAGATCTACCGTCCGGAAGAGGAAGTCTTTTCCCCTGAAACGATGTCGTCCTTTGAGGGCATGCCGGTAACCAACGATCATCCGGATACCGAAGAAGGCGTAACCATCAAAAACGTGCAGGACCTTTCCAAGGGCCACTGCCAGAATGTACGCCGCGGCACCGGGAAGGACAAAGATCTTCTGATCGCGGACCTTGTGATCCAGGATGAGCGGACCATCAACGACATCATGGATGGAAAGCGGGAAATATCCTGCGGATACACCTATGAGCTCTGCGAGGAAGACGGTAAGTACTATCAAAGGCAAATTCGTGGGAACCACATCGCCATTGTGGACAGAGGGCGAGCAGGTCACCGCGTTTGCATAAAGGACTCTGCCCCAAACAACGAAAGGAGTAAATCAAACATGTCGAAAGCCAAGAAAAATCACGTCGGCATTCTCTCTCGGATGCTGGCGGCTCTGGTAGCGTCTGACGCCGAGCCGGAAGTTCTTGAAGAGGCGGTAGACGCCATCGAAGACATCACCGAAGGTGCTGCCGCTCCCGCTGCTCCCGCCGCTCCCGCGGCCCCCGCTGAGGAAGCCAAAGACGAAGAGGACCCGATGGAAGCCCGCCTCAAGGCCCTGGAAGACAGCATCGCTGAACTCAAAAAGGCCAAAGATGAAGAGCAGCTGCCCGAAGAGGAAGTGGATCCTCTGAAGAAGCTCGAGGACGACCTGGACCAGCTGGAAGAGAAGACCGAAGAAGAACCCGTGACTCCTGACGAAGATCCTGACGAGCAGGAATCCCATTTCGTGGATCCTGACGAGATCAACGAGCAGGACGAAGATGAAGAGGAAGTGCCGGCGGAAACCGAAGAGGAATCCGTGGACTGCAAGGCTCGCGACGCCATGCGCGAAGCCATCAAGACCATGCGGCCCTTCATCGCTAAGCTGCCCAAGGCGGATCAGCGGAAGGCGTCCGATGCGATGGCCGCTTCTCTGCGGAAGGCCTATGGAATGCCCAAGAAGGCCACCAGGAATGATTACCTTCGTCTGAAGGCCCGGAAGCGGTCCGCGGACAGCGCGAAGGTCAATTCCCAGAGCCTGGGTAAGTCCATCATGGAAAAGCGGAATCCCAACTACAGCAAGTAAGAAAGGAGAATCATCATGGCTGGTAAAGTTCTGAAATTTACGAACGGCTATCCCGGAGCGGTAACCCGCAGCATCGATGACATCATCGAGAGCTTCGCGAACGGGGAAGCCTCTGACCCGATTCTGTTTGGCGCTCCTGTCGCGCTGAACGCTGGCAAGGTGGTCAATGTGTCCGCCACGTACAATGATGTGATCGGCGTCGCCGTCCGGACTGTGAAGACGGAAGAAACCTACGGCGGCAATGATCCGCAGTACAAGGCGAAGGACATGGTCGACGTGATCAAGCGCGGTACCGTCGCTATGGTCGTTCCCGCCGCCCTGACCGTTGCCGCTGGCGATCCCGTGTTCATCGTCAAGGCTACCGGTGCCCTGGCCAAGGCCGCTGACAGCACCAACACGGTTGCTACCGGCTGGAAGTTCAAGGGCCCGAAAGACGACAACAACGTCGTCGAGGTCGTTCTGTGCGAACGTGCCTTCTAATTTGAGAGAAAGGAGCAAAAACAGTATGAATAAGTTTTCCAAAACGCCCATGCTGGCGAAAGACAGCCGCATTTCTGCGAATGACGGCCTTGCCTTCCTGGAGAAGGAACTGGAAAAGGTAGACAGCAAGCTGCTTGAGCCGCTGGACGCTACCCTGTGGCCCCGTGACATGCCCGTAAAGACCGGCGGCGGTTTCATCGAGAATATCGCTGCGATCTCCGTCGAGTACTCCTCTACCGGCGGCGCTGAGGGCGACGGCAACCTGATGTTCGATAACGCCAACGACATCCCTGTGATGCAGGCGAATTTCGACAAGACCATCTGGCGCGTGTTCAACTGGGCTGAGTACTGGACTCTTTCCTACATCCAGAAGGAAAAGTTCAAGAAACTGGCCCGGAACGCCGAGGACATCCTGACCAAGGGCATCCACAAGCACTTCGATCAGTTCTGCGATGCGAACGTGTACAAGGGATTCACCAAAGTCGGCACCACCGGCCTGCTGAACAACGCCAACATCACCCGTGCCGATGCGGCCAACAACGCTGCAGGCACCAGCGCTGCCTGGGAAGACAAGACCGCGGACGAAATCCTGGCTGACGTCAACGATATCCTGTCCAAGGTTTGGGCTGCCAACGAGATGGCCGAAAACGCCCTGCCGAATCACATCCTGATCCCGGTTGAGCAGTTCGGTTCCATCGTTACCAGGAAGGTCGGCACCACCGGCGATAAGTCCATCCTGACTTATATCCTGGAGAACAACATCACCTCTCAGCAGGGCAAAAAGCTGATCATTTCTCCCTGCAAGTACTGCAAGGGCGTCGGCACTGCTGGCGCGGACCGCATGGTCGCGTACATCAACAACGCCGACATGGTCGAGTTCGAAATGACCGCTCCGCTGCACCGCTGGGAGACTGAGCGCGTGAACCTGTCCTACAAGACTCCGTTCGTCGCACAGATTTCCGAAGTGAAGTTCAAGTACCCGACCACGGTCCGGTACGTGGACGGCATCTGATTCACCACAGAGAGAGGGGAGCCGTTCCCCTCTCTCTGTTTTCAAAAAAAAGGAGGATACAAATGGACACTTTTTTGATGATCTGCCGTGTGTGCGCTGAGTTCAACGGCGGCAAAGGGTTCTTCTTCGCGGTCACACCGGCCACACGGGGCGTGTTCGTACAGGCGCCGACGTGGATCAAGGAAACCCGGATGTTCAAAGGACTGCTCGCGGACGGCTCCATTACGGTCGCCCTGGGAAAAGCCGAGAAGAAAAAGCTCGAGAACGATCCGAACGAAGGCGTCGGCGCGGATGGAAAAGCCGTAAATGCCGAAGAAACGCCCGGAGAAACACCTGAGGGAACGACTGAGGGAACGTCCGACGCAGCCCCTGAGGATACTCCAGAAGAGGAAAAGCCAGAGAAGAAGCCCGCGCGGACCAAAAAGGCGGCAAAGTAATCCTGCCTCAAAGGAGGTAATCCATGAACGAGATCCAGATCGTATGCTTCCAGGAAGCTGATTTTCTGGGGCCTCATGCGGTCCTGTTCAGGGTGACGGCTGAAGAAGTCGGGAAAAGCATCGCGGCTCCTGCATGGATCCGGGACACGCTCCTCTTCAAAAGCCTGAGCAAAGAAGGGAAAATCAGCGTAGTCAAAACTGTCCGGGGCGAACAGAAGGAAATCATCGAAGAGAGCGTCGAGGAGCCGGTGAAAGTGATCCGGAAAAAGGCTTCGAAGAAAAAGGATGATGCAGAGTGACGGCTGAGAAGTTTCTGGCATTCTATCCGCAGTTCGGAGCTGTGCCTACGGTTGTACTGGACGAATATGTAGAACAGTCCAATCTCCGGTTCGAAGACTTCCTGGAGTCCCAGGAAGAGGCAAGACGACTCTATATCGCCCACAAGCTCACGCTGTACGCCCAGTCATGGGAAGAACAGCAAACCGGTGAACCCACCGCCCGCGGCATGGCAGCGCTGCGAAGCGCAGGCGTGGCCGCGCAGGCCCTGAGCAAGTCTGTTGGCGGGGTTAGTGTTTCGAAAACTGAAGGGTCTGCGATTTCCTCCATTGCTGGCTTTGCAGAGTGGAAACAGACCGTATTCGGTTTGCAGCTGATTACTCTGGCGAAGAATTGTACATCCCCGATCCGGTATGTTCCGTAAGAAGGTGATCTGAATGGCTATCTTAGGCGCAGCTGGGGTTACGATCAAGGAAAACGCGAAGCTGATCAAAAACCTGATCGAAGGATTCAACTACATCGCCCATACGGAAGTTGTAGTCGGAATTACTGAGGAATCGAATGCAGCGAAGGAGAACGGCGTGACAAACTCGCAGCTCCTTTATCTGCACGAGAACGGCGTGCCTTCCCATAACATTCCACCACGGCCGGTCCTGAGACCGGCAATCGGGCAGGAAGAAGTCAGGGGAAAAATCTCCAAGATGATGCGCGACGGCTTTGTGGCCGCGTTGGTTCAGGGAAACACGGATGCCTGTGCGCAGTGTTTTGATAAAGCTGGCATGGTGGGCAGAGATGCCTGCAAAAACTACATTGCGTCAGGCGACAAGCTTGCTCCGGACGCGCCGTCCACAGTGGCCAGGAAAGGAAGCTCCAAGCCGTTGATTGATACGGCCTCAATGATGAATTCGATCACCTATGCTGTAAGAAGAAAGAAGTGATAAACGATGCTGATGCCGGATGTTACCGTAATCCTCGATGATCCCGAGGTAGGCGGCGGCGAGCCGTTCCAGGTAGTAAGGTACACGAGCAGAAGGACGCTCGGTGCCATTACGAAGGAAGCGAAGACGTACGATCTCACCGGAAACATCCAGCCGCAGGATCTGGCCTCTCAGTCGTCCACAGCTGAGGACCTGCTGACTGAAACCATCGTTGTCTACGCGAAATTCGGATTCCAGACAGGATCGAATGACGGGAGCGAAGCCTATACCAGCGCAGACGAAATCCTGTATGACAATAAGCGCTATCGTGTTACCAGAGTAAACGACTGGCATAAATGGGGCTTTTCTATCGCCTACGCAACGCGGGTGATGGATTCGGAGGTGATCTGATGGACTGGTTCCAGAAAGTCTCCTACGCCGTGGCCAGAATGCTGTGCGCATGCTTTAACCTTGACCCTGAGAGTCCGGAAGCTGCTGCAAGATTCATCCCGGCGTATCTGGAGAGCGACACAACTCCCCAAGCCCCAAGAAACAAGAATGTCGTGTACTACGCCCTGAGCGAGATGCAGGGCAGCGGGCTGGATTATATCCAGCACAAAACGCTGGTCAAAGAGGGGCAGACAGTAACGGTCATTCAAAAATCAATTCCGATCGCCTGCACACTGACCTTTTACGGTCCGAATGCAGACAATGATTCGGAATTGTTCTGGTCAATGTTCCAATGGGATTCCGGAGCAGAAAGCCCGAGGGCAATCCTCCGGAGCGAAAAGATTGTTCCGATCGGATTGCCGGAACGCCCTGTGCCTCTTTTTGAGGTGGAGGGTACGTTTCATCGAAGGCGGTGCGACGTTCGCCTGAACCTCGCATTTCTTGATATTTCCGAATATCAGAGTTCTGCTGTCACGGAGCCGCCCGAGATCGAACCGATAACACAAGTATAACATTGACGTTTAAGCGTCAGAAAGGAATGAGGAAACATGCTTAACATGAACCCTGTTGTGCGGGTGAACGTTTCTATCGGGGCGAGTTCCACGGTGTCCTCTGTTTTCGACATTGGTGCGATCCTCACCTCTGAGCCCGGAACCACCGATCCGCTGGACGCAACAAGCAGATTCGTGACCTATACGAGCCTGGAAGAGATGTCCAACGGCGTTTCCGGCGAGAAGCCTGCATACGGCGTAACGACCGAGACCTATAAGGCCGCCGCGAAATACTTTGGCGTTTCTCCGATGCCGAAGTACCTGGTCGTTATCTACTTCAACGCCGGGTCCGGATCTGCCGAGACCCCGGTGGCCGCGCTTGCAGATGCCATCAATAAGGGCGTTGAGTTCTACGGCCTGTATTACATCCCGAAGGCGGAAGAAACGGCCGCGAACATCAAGACCCATATTCTCGGCCTCGTGAGTGCCCTGAACGCCCAGGAACGCGGCGTACTGTTCTACGGCGTTACCGGCGCTGTTGCGACGGCGATCGGCAACGATTCCGTCCCGAAGGCTCTGGCTGATATGGGCATGGATGCAAAGCGTGCCGTTGGTATGTACTGCGCGTCCGAGCTGAGCGATGCAGCTGGCCTGATGGGCGTTGCGATGGGCTATGCGATCAATGCGCATGCCACTCCGTTTGCCCTGTGCTACAAGGGCATCCCGACCGCTACTGCGAACAACATTTCCCAGTCGGAAGTGGACGCGATCAAGGCGGTTAATGTGAACTGCTTCATCTCCCGCAAAAAGGGAGACGTCAAGATCGAGAACGGCACCACCGCTTCCGGCCTCCGGTATGACGAAGTGCTGTATATCGACATGATCGTCAAGGATATCCAGGAAGCCATGTATGACACGATCGCGAACAGCCCGACGAAGCTTCCGCTTGCGGATTCCAGCACTGCGCTGTTCATCGGTGAAATCTACCGCGTCCTGGAGGACTACTTCAACATCGGCATTCTTGCTGAGAATGTCTGGCGCGGCACCCCCATGGGCTCCATCGCTTCCGGGGACGTCGTTGGACATGGCTATTATGCCTATGCTGACACTTTCGATAAGCAGAGCATTGAGGACCGTGCGGCGCACAAAGCGATGCCTATCTCGGTTATCATCTGTCTGTCCGGCTCTGTTGAGAGCGTCGTGATCAATCTGGACGTGCAGACTTAATGGAGGTGTAGAGAATGGCTTTTAGTGTTTATTCCCTTGCTGACACCTACACCACGATCAGCAATCCTGATGTAGGAAAAATGGTGCTGTCTGACGCCGGTGCTGGCCGCATTTCGTGGTCCTACGCCGGTGAAATGAGCAGCAACACGACTTCCGCGACCGGTTATACCGTAATCAACCGGCTTGTGGCAAGGAACGGTTCCATCAGCATCGAAGTTCCTGTTAACTCCGAAGCGGACCTGTTCATGCGGAAGTGGATCAAGTATCTGAAGGCGAAGTCCACGCCCACCAACCGCTACGGGCTTACCACGCTCGTTGTCAAGGACAGCTCCCAGGGACGGACCAACTCTTTCTCCGGCGTCGTGCCGCAGAAAGAGCCCGACGAAAACTACGACGCCGTCGCTGGCAATCGGCAGTACAATCTGCTGTTCGCTGACCTGGTTGCTTAATGTCATCTGGCCGTCCCCCTTCACGGGGGACGGCCTTATTAGGAGGAGAAAAACATGAGAGAAACCACAAAGCAGATCAAGTTTGGACCTGAAGGCGAGGAAAAAACCTACCAGATCCACAAGATGAACGCGCTGGCGGGCAGCTACCTGATCAAATTCTGCTCGGAGAAGCTGCTGCCGGTGTACAACTCGATCCAGGATATCTTCTCGAAGAGCGACATTGAAATCGGTGAGATGGATGAAGCTGAGCTCGAGAAGAAAGAGACTGAAATCACAAACATGCGGGTCCAGAAGGTCCTCGAAATGATTCCGGAAGCGCTTTCCAGGCTCTCTGAGAAAGAACTGACGGAGTTCGAGATCCGCTGTTTGCAGACGGTTGAGGTCCTGAAGCCCGCCGGATGGCAGCATGTCATGATTGGCGAGCATTTCGGAGACGAAGACCTTGAATACGATGTTGGCGCAGTGCTTCGGCTGGTGTACGAAGTGCTGGTTTTTAATTTGGGGAGTTTTTTCGGAGGAGGGAACTTGCTTTCCCTCCTGAACAGCAAAAATTCATCCCAGCAGAACCCGTAAACATTGACGGATGGGTATATGCTCCCGTAGCCGCTGGAATGTGGAAACAGCACGAGCTCTGGGATGGGACCTATACACTGGACGATCTGATGGACATCATCGAAATCCTGAGAGTGAAGGCTGAAAACGAACGCAGGGCAATGGAAGCGACCAAATAACGGAGGTGGTAGCATTGGCGGCAAGCAATCCCGTAGCAGAGTATGTCGTAAAGCTCGGCACTGCCATTGACAATGAAGGCGTAAACCAGATTCTGAGCTTCTTCACATCCTCAAAAGCGAAGGCCATCGGCCTTACTGCTGCGATCACTGGTGCTACCACCGCCCTTTATAAGTTTGTCGAGGCTTCTACAAAGCGCGAGTTTGAACTGGCGAAGCTGGCAAAGCAGCAGCATAAGTCGTTGCAGCTCACAAGAGCGGAGAACAATGCAATGCAGGCCATGGGAAAGACCATGGCGGAGATCAACAAGGATCAGAATCTGAAAAAAATCTACAAGGACATTGTCGCGTTCAACAAGGAGCTGCAGCTTCCGGACGCCAGGCAGGCGCTGGACAAGGTCCGTGAGCTGGAAGGCGCCTTCATGAAGGTGAAGGCCACGATCAACACTGCGGTCCAGTGGATCAATTCTCAGATCCTGATCAACCTGGAAAGGCCAATCGATCGGCTTACAGGTAAAACGCAGGGTATCGCCGAATGGCTGCGGGACAACATGAAGAATTATGCCCCGAAGATTGCGACAGTTCTGTCCGACTTTGCCCGCGGCGTTATGGGTGTGTTCGAAGCCGGAGGCAAGCTCCTGGAATGGCTGAATAACCTGCCACCGGCTATCAAGAACGTCGGGACCATGGTTCTCTGGCTCATTGCGCTGTTTAAGGGCGGCACCATTGGTCGCATCTTTGCCCTGATCACGCTGATTGGTGACGTCATGCGTGATTATGACAACTATCAGTGGAACAAAGAGAATAACGGAGATGTCCATACCTTGGGGGATGGCGTCTGGGGCGTCCTGGAAGATGAAACCCTGAGCGGAGAAGAAAAGGCATCGAGAATTGCCCGAAATGTAATCTCGATGCTCACAAGAGCTCTGAATAGCGCCTTTACCGACTTCAATATGAATGACATATTTGGAGACGGTACAGACGGCGAAAACAGGGGTTTCGTCAGTAAAATAATTGCCTGGTTCAATGACGATAATAACCAGAAAATACTGGGCGAGCTTGGAGGAGCTGTTATCGGGTTTGTTACCCGCGGAATCCGGACCGTCGGTGGCACTGCTGGCGGCGTTATTGGACAGATCCTCAACGGCCTATTCACTGATAAAGACGGTAAACCCATCACCATCACTGCAGATGAGATCTATGCAGACACAGATGGCAGTGCGGCCACAAGCCTGGCAGGCGGAATTCTCGGCTATGTGACAGCCACGATAGAGCATATCAAGGAACACGGCTTCGGACCTGGGGCTCTTGGCGCAGGGCTCGGGACAGGCCTGCTTGGTGCAATCATCAGCGCTGTTATGTCGAACGTCGAAAGAGACGAAGATACCGGCAAGATTAAAATCGACTGGACGAAAGTCGTCGGAGATCTCGGGGCCGTTGGGGAAACGTTCATAAGTTTCATCACCGAATCCATAAAAGCTGTCCAGGATGTAGGCGGGATCATTTTTAACGCCATCGCGGAAACCCTTCAAGGAGGCGGCTCAGGAACACCTGGCAAAGGGAACTCACTCGATGCACTTTCGAACGCCTTTAAGGTCCTCGGAGAAGACGAGGGCCTCGGAGACGCGATCTCTACAGGTATAGCCACATGGTTTGCGACAGGAAGCGTGCTCGGAGGTATCGTTGGCGGCATTGCTCAGGCGATCAAATTTGTCTCGGACAATCCGAAACAGAATGGCCCGGAACTTGTCAGACAGATGGAAGAGCTTGGCAATAGCCTGATATTCTTCCTGTTTGGCGGTGAAAACGAAGAAGGCGTGCAGTTTGATGGGATTCTGCAGTCAATTGGGACTACGTTATCTACGATTTGGGAGAGAATAAGGCCTCATCTTGAACCTCTGAAGGAGGGACTGACTTCCTTCTTTGACAACATCTGGGAAACTATCACCGAAAAGCTTGGCGTTATGCTCGAAACCCTGTGGATCGGAATTTATAACAAATTCCTGGATGGGACTGCTCTTGGGGACCTTATAGGGGACCCGAACAAGACGACAATGGAGAAAAACAAAGACGGCTCTTACACTTTGAGTTCCACAAGAGGAGGCGAAGGCTCCACCATTTCTCCTGAACAGGCAGAAGTACTCGCTCCTTATCTAAATTTCATTACGTCTGATGGAAAAGGCGGATGGAAACTCACCGGCGAAGTCGGGAGCCAGGGGAACATGTCGCACATGGGAAGAACGCTTAATCAGATGTTCACCGATTATATAAACGGCGACATTGACATTGAAACATTCAGAAAAGCAGGCGAGGCTGCCGGTTGGGGCTGGACGAAAAAAGAAGGCTATGACGCAGAAGCCAGAGAGCGCGTTTCAAAGGCGAACAAAGGTGTCGGAAACGAAATGTACATGCTTGGCGGAGACTATTATTCCGTAGACAGCGCAACTGGCAATGGATCTATATGGGACAGCAGCCTGAATGAATGGGTTCCTGCCGCCGCTGACGAAATAAAAGAAATGCAATCCAGTGCGGAAACAGTAGTCGTAGAAGGCTTCGATCCGCTGAAGGCAAGCTCCAAAGAAACAGCCGAAGTAGTTGACTTGTTAAAGCAAGCGGCCACGGCGACCGGATCTGAAATGGAAGCTGTTGTAGATGCCCTGGATGCGTTGATCGGGAAAATTAATGCAATTGAAGTTGTGCAACAGATTGGCGGCGGTGACGGTGGAGACAATGGCGCGCCGACGCCAAATGCAGACGGATCTTATGGCGCGTATGGTGGCCGCATAGCCTCAACGACGCACAAGATCGTCGGCGAAGACGGCCCCGAGTACATCGTTCCGGTCAGCAAGCCTGGCAGGGCAATTGAGCTGATCAATCAGGCGCTTTCCGAAATGGGCATGGGTACCCTTGGGAAGGTCTCGAATGACTTCGGAATCGGCGGATCCGCTTCCTTCGGAACCCTTGGAAATTCCCTTGAATCCCTGCTCGGAGGCATTGGGGGCGGGAGCACGAACATTTCAGCCCCGATCAACATCTACGTAACTGCAACCGGCGCAGATGGAAAGGAAATCGGAGAAGGCGCCTATGATGCTGCAGAACGTCATCTGATGAAGACATTGAGGGGGGTGTATGCATAATGGCCGGAAAAATTAAAAAGATCAGCGCCATTGCATCTCCCTCCTCCTTTGCTCTCACATCAAGATGGCGATGCACACAAGAGGGCGTCGGATCCAACAAGAAATATTCCTTTCTTCCGAATATGCCGACCTGGGAAAACCAGGTCGTGCTTTTCAAATTCAACATTCCTTCCGGTGCGACGATCAGAAGCGCAAAGGTCTATGCGACGATCACGTCTCCGAACACAGGCGCGTCGGTCCTGAATGTGAACGGGAACCGTTTTTCGCTGATCGGTGGAAACAGTTATTCAGCGAACATCACCATTCCGAAGGGAATGACGGAGCTAAGTGCCGGGATCAACTTCAAGGCAAACGGCGCGATGGAGAGCGCGGCTCCTGGACAGGCACTCGTAAGCTTTTCCGGCGTGCGCCTTGAGATTGAGTATCAGGAAAGCGAGCCCGTAGCAGCGACACAGAGCCCTTCCGGGCTTTCAATCCCGCCGCAGTCCTGCGCGATCTACAACCCGTCGGACGGAAAGGTGTACATGTTCGATGGCGTGATACGAATCCAGCACCAGAATGCCTTGAAGATCGAGGAAGAACCGGACACAAAGAAGCACAACTACATCAACAACGCACTGAATGAGCCGGATAAGCTCACGCTGGATGTGGTTATGTCTGATGTTTATACAGGCGGTGGCGCGTTCGAAGGCACTCCGAGCATGAAGTCGGAACAATCCTCTGCGCTGAGCGCTGCAAAGGGCAGCGGCTTGAGCGCTGAGGATTCAAGGTCCGCAAGGGCATATGGAATCCTAAAGGCGCTGAAGGAAACCCGGACGTTGCTGTCCGTTATCACTCCGCAGTATGTGTATACGGGGATGATGATTTCATCGATCGTCGCGAACCAGGATGAAGCAAGCCCGTACGGCTGGAGCGGCCAGATCGTATTCCAGAACAAGCACGAGGCGTCGAAGGGGAAGGCTTCAAACAGCAACAGCCAAGCAGGAAATGGCGGCGACAGCAAGCCGACGGCGTCCTTTGTTTCCAACATTAACCAGGAGAAAAAAGCGAACATTTTTCTGGATACTTGGTCAAAAATGTTGAACATTGCAAACAAAATCGTTCCTGTGGCCAAGAAATAGGGGGGTAAAGCATGACTACGATCCGCATTCTTGTTGATCCCTCGATGCTCTACCAGCGGCAGGTGCTGAACCTGACCGTTGATGGGAAAACGAAACGGACGATCTTCGAGCTCAGGTATCTCTATAAAACCGATAAATGGTACATATCTCTTTTTGATGCACAGACGGGCGATCCGTACTGCACGTATGTTCCGGTAGTCGCATCGGACACGCTGCTGGACAACCTCCTCGAGCCGTTTGAGCATAAACGGATCGGCTGGATGGCATGCATCCCTCTGGGTGACAATCCTTCCACAGAAAGCCCAACACGCTACAACTGGGATGAATTCGCATTAATCTGGGGTGATTCGTTTGATTAACGAGCTTCGAGAGCTGAGGGCATTCTGCGAAGGTAAAGAGATTTTTGCCGACCAAAGAATCAGAGTCAGGGGGAAGGCCAATATGACGCTTCTGCCTGACTTTTTCCTTGTGGAGGTATATAACCCGGACGAGCTGGATATCACTGCGGTTGAAAGAGTCGGAAAGCTCAGGCTGAACACAAAGAACAGCGCTGTTCTGTGCAGCGGAGAAGTGGAGGACATCTACATCCGCTCGGAAGGGGCAAATAAGATCTATTCCATTTCCCTCTCGGACGGGCAGTCGTTCTGGGAGACAAAAATTTCAAAGTCCGTAGGCCCTGGCGTTTACTTCAGCGCAACGATCCGCCAGATCATGGAAAATGCCACTATGGGCTCCTACCTGGCTAAAGATGTGCGCTTTGTACGCTCACAGACCTTCTGCGGGCGGCAGGCAGACTTTATCTCCGATATTGCCAAAGGCGTCCATGCAAGGGCATTCATTTCGAACAATGTTCTGCACGTCGTAGAAAAGGGCAAATCGGAAATAGTCATGGCAATCAACGAATCAGACATCGTTGACGAGCCGAGCTTTGCTACGGGCATCTGCATCGTCCGTACAGAAGTCAATTCCTGGCCGGGCGGAGTCATTGTCTCATTCCGCGGCGAGAATTACCGGCTCGCATCACAGGGAACAAACGCGGAGAAAATCCGCGGG